AATACCCATGTTTCCCAGTCACGATCGGGGGAGGTTTCGGACGTAAAGCTGTAGGTCGTACCGGGGAAATGCTTACACATCGTCCCCCACGCCCAAGCCCACGATAGGTAGGTTAGGTTCTGCTTCTTCTCAGTGTGTTCGGAAACGTCAATGCGGGACAGGGTGTCCCAGATCAGCTTAGGTAACATGGGTATTCTCCTCTCTAAACCCAGAACCATTATACAGTTCTGTTTAGGTATGGGGGAGAAAGCGTTAGAACATTTCGCTATAAGAAAGGGGGTGCTAAGATCGAACCGCTGCGCTGGTTTTCCCGCCCGTTGCTAGCGTAGCAGGGGGCCTTCGGGCCCCCGTCTAATCATTCCTGACTAGAATCCCTTCCACGAAGATCGAAACGATGTTGTCTCCCGAGGACGATTTAGCCTCAAACTGGAAGTCAGTCTTTTCCCCGATCCTGAAGGGCACCTGCCGGTCGAAGGACTGCTGGTCGGTCTGCCAAGTCGCCTCTGCCACCCTTAAACAACGCCCCGTCGAGGTCTTAGTGACGTTCCGGTAGGTGATGTACTTATTCGGGTTTACGGTTCCAGACGTTAGGTCGATCCGATAGAGATACAGCGAATGCCCTACGGGTACCGTGTAGTTACAGGCCTGAGTTAGCCCCTTCCCGATGGAGATATAGCCCACCACCGTACTGTCGTTCGTAATGGTGATGTTCCCGGCGTTTTCTCCAGAAAGAATCACCGCTTGATTTACCCGCAGAAACGCCTTAGCCGTCGTAACAGCCGACGTACCGTTGAGCGTAACCACTTCTTGAATGGGCCAGTAGTTCGCGTCAAGGCCGATAATGAGTAGCCCCATCGTGTCCGAAGCGCTAGAACTGACAGCAGACAGGCTAAGAGCAGAGGCAGGGTAGCTATAAAGTCCGCCATAATCCCAGATAGTCTCATAGGTCGTCCCCACGACAGGGTTCACCCCGAAGATGTTTACCGCTTGAGCGTCGTCGAAGTGGCCCGCAGATACCGCTAGCAGGCCGTTCGGGGAACGTACGATGTCGTTAATCAGACTCATTGGTTTCGGCCTCTATAGGTTCCTCTGGAGCCTCCTTGAGGGACTTAGAGAGGGCGTCGATAAAGCCCTGCTTCGCCACCGTCATCTGGTGAAGGTTGAACTTGAGCTGTTCTTCCTTCGTCTGGAGGTCCTTCACTTGGGCGAGCATATACTTCTGCTCGTCGGTGAAGTCGTCCTCTTTGTACTCGATACCGTCAATCGTAATCATACAAACTCCCGCCAGTTTAGGTTTTGCCACAATGCAGCTTCCGCCGCCCTACGTTTCACCAGCCCCGCAAGGACCTTCCCGTTCGATCTAGTCCATCGCTGAATCTGGAAAGGTACATCGCTAAGCGGACCATGATTGACCCGGTTAAGCAGCGTAGACGCTTTGAGATTTCCCGGACCCAGATTGAACGTCCAAGATACGAGAGCGTCGAATTGATTCTGCGTAAGCGGTATTTCCACCAGTCGTAAAACATGGCGCTCGAACTCCTCTAAATCTTCTATGAGGTACGCTTCCGCTGCCTCTTGGTCGATTGTATCGCCTTCCTTGACCCCTTTGGTATGGCCGTAGCCGATGGTCCAGACATTAGAGGGGCAGAGGTAGGCATCGAGATAGCAGCCCTCGAAGTGCTTAATCAGGTCTACGCCTTCCTGACTCGTCTTCATTTGGAAATCCCTTTCACCTTCTCGAAGCTCCTCAGACCGCCTAAGCCCAGCATCCCTAAGAGAACCGTCATTAGGTTATCCATATCGAACACCGGGAGCCGTGGGACGTCAAAGCCCACCCATGCGGCGATAAACATAAGGAAGGGGGCGAGGACGAAGTGCCATGCTAACGCGATCCCGCAGGTCCAGCCAATGAAGGGACGCCAGCCAGCGACGAATGGGTTACGGGAAGCAGCCTCGGTCTTGTTTACTTCGATCTGGGCTAGCGCACGCTCTTGGGCGTGCCTCTCAGCCATCGTAGCGATCTCGTGGGCGAGTTTCGCCTTCTGGTCCTTGTCTTCTATGAACTTGTCGAGAAGGCCCGTCACAGGGCCTATGAGGGCCTCTAGCATGGGGCCTCCTATTTTCTCTCCATTAGCCGATCCAGCTTCGCATCTAGCGTGTCGATCCGGTCGATTACGCGGTTGATGTCCGCGTGCATGTCTTGCTTAGTAACGTACTCTCGGGCCATCTGTTCGCGGGTCTGGCTTACCTGTTCCGCCAACTTGTTCACCTGATCCGCTTTCGTCTTGAAGGTCCAAGCGAGGAGACTGATAGCCGCCGTAAGAATCGAACTCCAGATTACGGTCATCTCCATGACTCAGTTCCTTTTGTTCCATAGCTCAAAGAGTACGCGCACCTTCTCTTTAAGAGTTTCGACGTCCGCGTGCTGCTTCGCTAGTACGATCACTAGCGTAATAAAGGCCAAGAAGATCGGCCATAAAGCGCTGATAGTGTCCAACATTTCCAAACTCCATCAAGCGCCCAAGTCCATTCTACCCGTCTGCGTTCTTGTTTTTAAGCACATTGCCCGCCATAGCGTTCAAGACTTTAAGAACCAGAGAGGCGTATTTGTCGTCCACCTTCGTAGGGGTGAGCGCAGTGATAGCCGTCGCTGCCGTTACTAGCATCGTGATGGCGTTAATCCATGCCGGAATAGACTCGATGAACTCAAGCATCCCAAGGCACCCCGGTTCCGGTCGTGGGGTTCATATCCGCCTCGATCTTCGCCTCAAGCGCCGCCTCGGTCGCGTCCTTGTCCACGCTCTCCCACACCCAAGCTAGTACGTCAGCCTCGGTGAGGTCGTCGTAGGCGGTAAAGTCCTCGGACTCAGGGTCAGGCGTAAAGCCAGCGGTGCCGTAGGAGGATGCGCTGTAGTCGCCGTCAGAGGCCGTGCAGCGCCAGTGCGCCACAATCACACCGCCGTCGGCAAGGTTGCGCTCAAGCTGAGCCACTTTCCATTCAAAGGTTGCTGCCATGGTTATGCTCCTTCAAGCTGCGCCACGCGGGCGCGTAGGGATTGGATTTCTTTGACAAGCATAGGCACCAGTTTGGAGTAGTCCACGCCCATCATGTCGTCTTCAGTTGCGCCTTGCGACACAGCCTCCGGGGCTACTTCAAGAAGCTCCTGCGCCACCATGCCGTAACGCTGGTGAGAGCCGTCAGCCTTCCAGTCAAACTTGCGTACTTGGATAGCGTCTATCTTGCTACCAGCGTCATCAGCGTCTGCAATGTTATCCTTGAGGCGTTGGTCTGAAGATGTGTTGTAAAGAACAGCCGTAGTTCCTGATTGCGTAATGCTTCCAATGTTTCCGGAGCCATATCGGAAACGAATATAAGGATTTCCACCGGCAGTTCCCGTGGCATGACCGATATAAATATTTGAAACATCAGAATCTGGTCTAGCTACTATCCCGCCTTCATCTGCCGTTGTAGAAGTACAACCAACAAGCAAGTTGCCGCTGGAGTCGATGCGCATGCGTTCTGCTGGAGTTGTGCCAGTTATAAATTGAATAGTTGAAGAGCCACTATTAGCAGAAGACAGCTTTAAATCAGATTTATTAGTTGCAAAAATTCTAGGGTTCGCGGCTTCTGTTGTGCTATCTGCAAAAGCAATCTGTCCACCATCAGAACCAGTAGAAACTTGAAGAACACGCCTAGTGCTACCAGTGACTAAGCTAGATACACCAATACCCACATTCCCTGCGCTGTCTATGCGCATACGTTCTGTGTTGTTTGTTCCAAAGATTAAATCAGCGTTATCTCGCAAATAAACATAACCTTTCGCGTCAGATCCTTGAGCTATATCAAGTCCTGTATTTCCTGTCTCTGTGACACGAACTGATGAAAAAGTGTCAGCCTGTACTTGTAGTCCTCCTCCATCGGCAAAAGAAGGACTCGTCGTCCCAATCCCGACGTTGCCTGCGCTGTCGATGCGCATTTTTTCGCTGGCGTTTACACGAACACTTAAAGCTTCAGAACCAGATGTTCCTGCTAATATAAAATCAGAGCTTCCAGTAACCGTTCCTGTTCTTTTAAGTGTTATTCCAGAAGAACCAAAGTCGGCCGTTCCTCCGTCAACCGTCAAGATAGCACTTGGACTCGTCGTGCCCAGACCTAACCGCTCAGTGCTAGCGTCCCAGAAAAACTTCGGCGTCGTGCCGGTGTCTTCGTAGAAGGAGATGTCGCCGTTAGGTTGAATATAAAAACGGTTAGTAGTAGAAGCCCCGCCATATCCTGCTACAGTAAAACCGCCATCAGCCGTGTTATTTCTTAAACGAAGAATTAAATCTTCGGCTGATTGTTGAAAAAATGAAAGTTGAGTAGTGCCATCCGTGTCTTGCAATTGAAGGCGGGGTGAAGAGCCTTCAACGTAAACAGCGTCATCAGCCGTGACGGTGCCGGTAACGTCGATGCCGGTGGAATCCAAAAAGAGTCGCTGCACGCCATTAATCGTCCAACCCAATTCTCCGGCAGTGGGCGCATAGACTCCAGAATTCGTGTCACCGATGCCAATCGCTGGTGCAGAAACAGAACCACCAAGCGTTAATACTGTTCCGTTAACCCGTAATTTTTCTGACCCTGCAACGGTACTGGTTCCAACGGTGAGCGTGTCAGATTCAATGTTGCCGGTAACGTCGATGCCGGTGGAGGTGGTGGCGAGTTTGGCAAATCCAGCGTGATGAATGGTTGTTGCACCGCCATCAACGCCTGCAAGATAAGATAATGTTCCAGCGGCATTTTGAAGCTGTAACTGAGTGCCTTGTATTTTTAAGTTGCCAGTGCCTTGGTCGCTTATGTAACTTGCAGACCCATCGTGATAAATCTGAAGGTCCGACCCAGCGCCGAAGATGGCTTTTTCATTGTCCCCAAAGACAATGTTCCCACCCGCGCCGATGCCGCTGGGAAGCTCAGACAGTTGAACCTTCACATTCCCGCCCGACCGCACCGCGATCAGGTAGTCAGTGCTTTGAAGCGCTCCGCCGTCTGACAGCTCGGAAATCTTGCTCATTTCAAACCTCCACCTGCGGCCAGTCGTCCGCGTCTAAGTTAGGCCAGTTTACATGATTCGTTAAATCGCGTAGAGCCTGCCGGTAGGCTGCCCACGCCTCTCGATCCACTGGGGCATCAGGGAGTTGGGTCCAGTCCGAGGCCGTGAGTAATTGGTTCCGGTACTCCCGGTTGGCAATCGCCCTCTCCGCCTCCAGAGAAGCCGTAGGAGCCTCTTTAAGCTCTACCCCGTCCCACTCTAGCCTAAAGGGATTAAGCCCCTCAGGGATAAGCATAGAGCCTTCTGGGGGCTCCTGCCCTGTATAGATGGAAACGATCTCGTCCCCGTCAATGACTGCCCACTTCATCGCTTGAGCCTCACCGCCTGAATGTAGGTTCCCGGTGCCCTAAAGGAGCGGGGGAAGGTGCCGTTGGTATTCGTCGCAGCCTGAAGATAGAACCGCCAATCAGCATTCGTCGTGTCTATAGAATACTGGAAGGTGCTAGCGAATAGCGCCTGCTGGATTTGAGCCCAGTTGGTCGTATCGTAGAACTCGTCCCCGATGAAGTAGTGATAGAGCTTGTCCGTGTTACTCACCCGAACGTAAAGGCGAATGGCGATGTAGGGTGCGCCGGAGGCTTCAGGATGCGCCCGGATACCCCACGAAATCTCTGCGATGTCCCCAGCGTCAAAGGACTGCCCCGTAAGACTTGCAAGGGTGATCCAACTGGTCGAGTAATTCGTGTTCGACGCCATATCAGCCCGAGCGGTATTCGTGATGGCTCTTGAGCCTACCTGCGTCGTGCCTACCCCGCCGCTGGCGATGATTAGATTCCCCCCAGAGGTATCTAGCGTCACCCCATCAATGGCGAGCCGGTTCGCATTGATCGTCCCAGCCACCACTAAGTCGCCGTTAATCTCTACGTCGCTCGTAAACTGCGCTTTCCCTCCTGAAATCTGGAAGGGAACAATTGGGGTGGTAGCCGTGGAGGTCGGGTCCACGACGCTGAACTTGTCAGCAATGATTGCAAACTCGCTGAAGGGCGTAGCGCCTGCCGTGGTCGAGAGCAGACCGAAGCCAGAGATGCGATTGTTCGCGTCGATCTTGACCGTATAGTTCGCCTCGATCCCGTTAATGCTGGACACGTTCGTGGAGATTGAGGTGGTGTTAGTCCCCACCGTCGTGGTCAGGGTCGTTACGTCAGACGCGATGGACGTTATGGAGCCCTCTGCGGACGTTACGCGGGTGTCGAGACTGCTGATCGCCGTGGCGTTGGTCGAGACGTTGCTGTCCGTGGTCGAGAGCGAGGATTGCAGGCTGGTAATGTCGCTCGCCTGACTCGTAATGCTGCCCTCTGCCGCCGTGACGCGGGTGTCTAACCCAGAGATCGCCGTGGCGTTCCCAGTTACGTTGCTGTTCGTCGTAGCCAGTGACGATTCCAGCGTGCTGATGTCGCTAGCGTTGACCGTGATGCTGCCTTCAGCCGCCGTCACTCGCGTGCTTAGAGAGCTGATCGCCGTAGCGTTAGCCGCGACCCCGGTCGTCGGATCGTTCACCGTAGACTCTAGCGTCGTGATGTCCGATGCGTTGGAGCTGATATTGCCTTCGGCAGTCGTTACCCGCGTGTCGAGCCCGGAGATGGCGCTAGCGTTCGTGCTGACGTTGCTATTAGTCGTCGTTAGCGAGGACTGTAGGGTCGTGATGTCAGAGGCGTTAGAGACTATCGAGCCTTCCGCCGCCGTTACCCTCGTGCCCAAGGAGCTGATCGCGCTAGCGTTGGTCGATATGTCGCCTTCAGCCGTCGTTAGGCTGCTCTGGAGAGTCGTTACGTCTGCGGAGATGGACGTTATGCTGCTCTCGGTCGTCTCTACTCTGGTCGTCAGAGAGGAGAGGCCAGAGGCGTTCGCAGATACCCCAGTGGTCGGATCGTTGACCGTCGATTCTAGCGACGTGATCCGGGAGGCTTGAGATACTAACCCCGATCGTGACTGGGAAAC